CATTGATACACCCTTAGACATAAAAAATGTAAGCTATTTCAAATATAACACTATTACTTAATTTTTAAACTATTGCGTCTATGTTGGTAAGCTATCTTCTTTGAACTGGTCTTGCTTGCTTTGAATCTTCTCTTCTCTTTACTACTCATTTCTCCTGTAGTCTTTGGAGTCTTACTACTAATTCTCTTTGAAGGTCTGCAAGCAGGGTAGCCACCACGCTTCTCTCCTTTTTGACGACCACAAGGTTTGCCTGTTTTAACGTCTACCCATTCTTCTTTAAACCATCTGCGTAAACTCATTTACCTACTTCCTTTTGTGCTGCTGTATGTGCAGCTTTAAATGTTTTACCTTCACGCATAAGCTTTCTCATCATATCCATGTGTTTCTTAGAATGATGTTTTGAATGTTTGTTGAGAGTTACTATCTGTTTAGGTGTTAGCTTTGCCATTCTTCTTTTTCTTTTTAGAGTTTTTAGATAAGATCATAAAATCTTTTCTAGTGATTTTTTTATCACCATCAACATCTAGTTTGTACTGCTTACCTTTTAATGGCATAGTTAAATCCTCAATGATTTTCTTGTGTAACCACTAGCAACTCGTTTCTTGCCACCAACAGCTACTTGTCCTTTGCAAACTTTAACAGCATAAGCATTAGCGTAAGCAGAAGGATAGACCTTGAACTTACGCTTTGCTGCTGCTTTACCTCTGGCACATAACTTAGCCATTAGCCAAATACACTACTACCTTCTAAACGTCTTTGTACGTCTTCGGTGTAGGTAACATCTTTACCATAGCGAGGATCAGACATAGCAGTTACTACCTCTGCTGTAGATCTGTAAGGTGTAGGTCCACCAGCAGCAGGTCTTCCAGAATAAAGACTTGGTTCAACTCCCATAGCGTTTTGGTATCTAGTATATAGTCCTTGTACCATCATACTAAGTTGTGGTCCAGACATTGTGTTTGTTGCTTCATTGAAAGCTTCTATCTCTGGTTTAGATAAATTGTCTAAGGCCCAACTAACCATTTTGCCATAGGCTTCATCTCCACCTATAGAATCTCTAATACCTTTAACTTCTTCTTGTGCCAATTCTTCTGCTGTGCCTTCCTCGCCTTCAATAAATCCTCTTTCGACTGCCACTCCTTTAAGGTAAGAATCAACAGCATTAGCAGATAGACCAGCATCTAATAAAGATTGATACATTTCTTCTGGTATCTCTCCTTTGTTTTTATCAAACTCAGCAGCAATTTTATATGGGTCAATACTATTTTCTTTAAATATTTCTCCTAAGATTTCTCCATAGTTTTCATTTACAGAGTTGTAATCTACAGTTCCATCTTCTTGATAGTATTCTTCATACCCTTGTGGTACTCCTGTAGTTTCTTCTGTTGATTCAGATACTTGATCTTCTTCTGTAACAGAACCAAGCTTACCTTCTAGTTCTTTGTAGCTATTAGCAAGATCTTCTACAGTTTTAAACTTACCAGCATACAAACCATTCTCATCTTTAAGACCTTCAAGATCTTGTTGAGACATTGGTGGTGTTTCAGATACTTGTACTTGTGATGAAGTCATAGTGGTTTTTTCTTTTAACTATAGTGAATTGTACTGCCATGTCTAGTGGTGACATCACCTGACTTCTCAGGTACAGGGTTTTCTTCATACTCACCTACACGACTGACGACTGCTTTTTCAGCAACAAACTTTCCGTCATCATCTCTTTTTCTAGACTTCTTGGTTGGCATCAGGGGTTCCTCCTTGTTGTAGTTGTTGTGTTTTTGCATCAGCTAAACCAGCATCAGCATTTGCTTTAGGGTCAAGTAGTTTAGAACCCAAAGCAGCAGGTCCAAGACTTTGAATAAGCTGTTGTTGTGCAGCAGCTTCAGCTTCAGCTTGGATTTGTTCTTGTGTTTTTACTAGGTTAGCAGTATCTATACCGATACTGGTAGCTAGTCTTTTGACGGCTTCATCTACATTAACGTACTGTCTCATCACATCTGGTCCTAATGCTTGAGCTACAGTTCCAATAAACTCAATAAGTTTATTTCTATCATTACCCCTACCAAGACCTTGAAGCCCTGTTACTATCTTAGGTTTGACCAGTTCATCAGGCAGTTTAGGAACCTTGCCCTGTCTTACCAACAAGTGCATACGTCTTTTAAGATATGGTAATTGAAATTCTTGAGTCAAAATACTATAAATACCACCAAGACTATTCTCTAATTCTTGTGCCATAAGGTTTACTTCGGCTGCTGTCACTCTTTCTGCGTCACGTTGTACCGACCTGACCATTAAGAAAGCAGCTTCAAGTCTCATCTCAATTCTTTGTATTACTCTTTCTGAAACAGAGAAGTCGGCTGCTTTACCAACTTGCATTACAGAAATATCACCAGCACTACCTTCTCGTATGGCTCCATTGGGTGCTTTAGCTAAAGTAGCTGCTCTTGTAATACCATTTGGGTTTACCAAGAATACTGTTTTAGCACTAGCAGCAGCACCTTCTATGATTGCTTGCATCAAAGACTCAAGACTAATCAAGTCACCACGATACTCTTCAACGTATCCTCTTCCGTAATCTTCTCCATCTATCCGAATAAACCTGAGAGGAATAAAGGGAGTGACATCTACCTTTGATCTGCCATCTGTGTTTGGTATCTTTTCTCCTTTACATTCTTGAAACCAAAAGAAGTCATCATTGACTCTTTTAATAGATGTATATATATCCAAGTCACCCTTCATCATGTCTGCGTCATAGTTTTCTTTTTTCTTTATAAGTTCTAAGAACTCAAGAGGTAGAGCCTGTGGGTGTACTGTTTCTTTAATTAGTATTTCTAAAACATTACCAACTTCATCACGCTTACAAACAAATTTAGAAAGTGGATATACTTTCAGTCCTTTATCTGTCAGATATAACAAGACGTTACCTGATACTACAAGATGTTTAAGTGCTTCAAACATAGCAACTCTATCGTTAGATATTTCTATCTGATTCATCAAAGCATTTTCTATTGTTTGTAGTCCTTTATCTATTTCACTTTGCAGTGCTTCTTGTCCTTGCTTTCTTATTTCAAGATCATCTATTTCTAATTTAAAAAATGCTGTGCTTGGTGGTAGCAAAGTCATCAATAATTTATTCGATAAAGAATTTACACCACGACTACCTGTTGCTTGAAAAGGTGTCTTGATTTTAGCTCTTGTACCTGATGTCTGTTCTGGTATCAGACTAGGTATCGTAAGCTTAGAAGATTCTTTTGCTTCTCTGTCATAGACAGACCGACTACTGACAAGTGTTTCATACCTACCTGCTGCGGTTGTCCCTTGTGCCGAATATTCCATTTAAAACTTTTTAGGTGGTAATGATAGATTTCCTTGTGTCATAGGTTTGTTACCTCTCCTCTTCATTCTATAATTACTAGCTTGTAAAGCAGCATTAATAAGTAAAGGTATTTGTAAGGATCGTGTACCTAATCTTTGACTACCTGCAAGTGAAAATAATTGTCTATTACGTTTATTTCTAAGAGTGGTTCTATTTGAACCGACTACAACTCTATCAGCAGTTTTTTCAATAGCTGAATCAGGTGGTGGTGGGTCAGGAAGTTTTGGGGTTTTAGGTCTGCCAGTACACATAATTAAGCAACTCCTGTCTTACGACCTGTAGGACTAGATTTGAATTTCCTACTTAATCTAGCACGAGCCATTTTTTGTGCTGTAGTTGGTCCTGATTTTCTTTCACTGCGAAGTTTATTTTTAAAGCTATTTCCACCACTTCTTGTAAGTGTATCTGCTGTTGTAAGATTTGGGTCCTTATAAGTTCCTTCTTTTTTTTGTCTTTTAATTTTTAATCGTTCTGTAGCTTTTTCTGTATCTTTAGGGTTATCAACTCCTGTCTGTTCACCAGTAACAGTAACAGGTCTGTTTTTATATTCTGGTTCTTTAACCTTTGCGACACCTCCACCTCCGAAACACATAGCTAGTTCTCCAATACTCTGTTAGTTAACATAGTTTCTTTTTGTCTTAGTTGCTGTTCGATTAGATAGTCAACAACCGACCTCTGCCCTGCACGATACCACACTTCTCGATCTGATAGCGATAGGTCTGGACATCTGTTAGGAAACACAGCATCTAAAGCTTGTATAAGTTCGTCAGTAATTACTGGTAAAGACACAAAAATTAAAGAGCTATCTCTATATTATATGTTAATGTGAAA